AGAGGATACACAGAGGGGCTTGACTTACTAGGATTTAAATACGAAAACAGAACAGAACCTTTTCAAGGAGCATCTGGTGCAACGCACCCAGTCCTTGCAGAAGCAGTTACACAATTCCAAGCACAAGCTTATAAAGAATTACTACCTGCATCAGGTCCAGTTAGAACTCAAGTAATGGGTAAGTCCACAAGAGAGAAACAAGACCAAGCAGTCAGAGTTAAAAATTTTATGAACTATCAATTGATGGATGTCATGAAAGAATACGAACCTGAGTTTGATCAAATGTTATTTTATTTACCTCTTGCAGGATCTACTTTTAAAAAAGTTTATTATGACGATTTAATGGAACGAGCTGTATCAAAGTTCGTTACTGCAGATGACTTAGTGGTTCCGTATTCTGCTACCTCATTAGAGGATGCGGAAGCCATATGTCACGTAATTAAAATGTCAGGTAATGATTTACGTAAGCAACAAGTTGCAGGATTTTATAGAGATATAGAATTAGGCACACCTTACGCAGAAGAAACGGAACTTAAGAAAAAAGAACGAGAACTAGAAGGAACAAGATCAACCGGTCAACAAAAAAATAATCCAATTTTTACGTTGATTGAATGTCATGTTAATTTAGATCTTGAAGGCTTTGAAGATAGAGGGGAAGACGGAGTCCCTACTGAAATTAAGATTCCATACATTGTGACTATAGACAATGGTACGCGAAAAATATTATCTATTCGAAGAAACTTTAGAGTAGATGATCCCAAAAAAGAAAAAATCCAATACTTTGTCCATTTTAAGTTTCTGCCAGGACTAGGTTTTTACGGTTTTGGATTGATCCATATGATTGGCGGTCTAACTAGAGCAGCCACGTCTGCTCTTCGTCAACTTATAGATGCAGGTACGTTATCGAACTTGCCATCAGGATTTAAACAGAGGGGTATCAGAGTTAGAGATGATGCCCAATCTCTGCAACCAGGTGAGTGGCGTGATGTCGACGCTCCTGGTGGATCTTTAAGGGATGCTTTTATGAACCTGCCTTACAAAGAACCATCACCAACTTTATTACAGTTGATGGGAATTTGTGTAGATGCAGGACAGAGATTCGCGTCCATTGCTGACATGCAGGTTGGGGACGGGAACCAACAGGCCGCTGTTGGAACAACCGTAGCTCTTTTAGAACGTGGTTCAAGAGTAATGTCAGCAATCCATAAAAGACTTTACGTAGGTCTAAAACAAGAATTTAAATTACTTTCTAAAATATTTGGAGAGTCTTTACCACCTGAGTATCCTTACGATGTTGCAGGTGCATCAAGAAATGTTAAAGCAACAGATTTCGATGACAGAGTAGATGTACTTCCTGTAGCTGATCCAAATATATTTTCTATGTCTCAAAGAGTTTCATTAGCGCAAGAACAATTAAGATTAGCAACTTCTAATCCACAAATGCATAATATGTATATGGCTTACAGAGGTATGTACGAGGCAATCGGTGTAAAAGATATTGACAGAGTATTACCACCACCTCCACCTAATCAACCAAAAGATCCAGCGTTAGAACACATAGATGCTATGGCTGGAAAATCTTTTCAAGCGTTTCCAGGACAAGATCACAGAGCACACATAACTGCTCATTTAAATTTTATGGCAAGTAACTTTGTTAGAAATAATCCTAGCATTACTGCAGCATTAGAAAAAAATATTATGGAGCATATATCATTGATGGCACAAGAACAGGTACAATTAGAATTCCAACAAGAATTCCAAATTTTACCTCAACTACAACAAGCTGGTGTTCAGGACCCACAGGCTCAGCAACAGTTTCAACAATTATCGCAAAAGATAGAAGCTAGAAAAGCTATTTTAATTGCAGATATGACTGAAGAGTTTTTAAAAGAAGAAAAAGCTATTACAACTCAGTTTGATCATGACCCATTATTAAAACTTAAAGAAAGAGAAGTTGATCTTAAAGCAATGGATGCTGAAAGAAAACAACAAGAACTTGATGAGAGAATTAATTTAGATAAAGCTAAGATGGTTCAAAACAGAGAAATTACTGATGATAAACTTGAACAAAATGAAGACTTAGCTCAATTAAGAGCAGATACAGCAATTGAAAAATCAATGATATCTGCTGATGTTAAACTGACTTCGGATAAGATGAAGGCTAAAGATGTAAAGACCTTGAAAGGTCCTAGATCTTAGTATATATAAAAATAGGAGAAAATTATGACTAAACAAAAACAAGCACCTTTAGGTAAATCAGTTAAAATTTCTGTACCTCCTCAAAATCTAGAAATGGACCCAAGAGGTAAATCTAGTATTAGAGGTAAAGGAGTTTATATCTCAACTGGAGATAAAGTTACCGTAAAAGGAACAGGCAAAGCTAGAAAACAAACAGCTAAGTGGTACTAACATGTGGTTGTCGGCAATTAAATTAGCCGTTTCTGCTGGAAGTAAAATTTACGCTAATAAGCAGAGAGCGAAAGTTGCAATGTCTGATGCACAGCTATTGCACGCTGAGCGACAAGCTCGTGGCGAGGAAGCTTACCAGGGAAAACTATTAGAAGCCCGTCAAACAGATTATAAGGACGAGGTAATTTTGGCGATTCTCACATTGCCAATTTTGGTGCTCGCATATGGGGTATGGTCGGACGATCCAGAAGCTATGTCAAAGATAAAAATCTTTTTCGAGCATTTCCAGTCGCTTCCCGGATGGTTCACTAATTTGTGGATTCTTGTCGTGGCGAGCGTTTTTGGGATAAAAGGAACTCAGATCTTCAGAAATGGTAAGAAATAAAGGTGGACACTAACTATTAAAAAACATATAAGGATAACACTATGTCTAAAAAATCGAGAAGACGAAATAAAAAAATTTTAGGAGCTTTAGCAGCTGGTTTAGGTGCTATGGCTTTAATGAGAGGCAGAGGAACACCTGCTGCAGATGTTGACAGCGGAAGAGGTGGCGACAGTGCGAGTGCAGCTGCGAGAGTTGCAGCAAACACAGCGCCTGCTGTAACAGGAACAGAATATCCTGGTGCAAATAAAGTAGTTGCTCCAAAAAGAATTAGAAGCCCTAACCCTTACAGAAGTAGTCGAGCTATTGGTGATTATGGTGTTGTCACAGCTCCAAAAAGAGTTAACAATGTATTAATTAAGGGTAGAACTAACGCTGAAATGGGAAGAAACATTCCTTTTCATCCAAGTCAAGGAAATTTGTATAAGCCAGCTTTTACTATGCAAGGTGATACTAGAGGATATAAATCTGGTGGAAGAGTAGGTTGCGGAAAAGCAAAACGTGGTTTTGGAAGAGCTTTAAAAAAAGGGAGAAAATAATATGAGACAAAATGGAGTAAGACCAGCAAGATTTAGATTTGCTAAAGGTGGTAGAGCTAAAGCTGCAGGTGGCGGAGTAATGAGAAGAGATATGATGCATGGTTACTATCCTTCAGACATGGGAATGGCTGGTGGAGCTATGTATAAAAAAGGTGGTTCTGTTAANAANAANAAACAAGGCTACAAAGATAGAAAAGATGAATCTATCGCTATGAGAATTCGTAAAAAAAGAACTAAGAAACAATTAAAAGCTTCTAGAGACGAATCTTATGGAAGATGGGGAAGCAAAGCTAAAAAATCTGGCAAAATCAATAAGTAGTCATGATTAAAAAAATCATTAAGAAAATAAGGCAATTGTTTTGCCGTTGTAAAACAATTCAAAATAACATTTGTCAGAATTGTGGAGCATTTGTTAAAGCTTAATGGCTAAAAATTGGATTCAAAAAGCTGTTAAGAAACCGGGAGCTTTAAGAAAGTCTTTAGGTATTAAAAAAGGCAAAAAAATTCCAGCGGCTAAATTAAATGCTGCTGCTAAAAAGGGTGGTAAGTTAGGACAACGTGCAAGACTTGCTCAAACCTTTAAAAAAATGAAACGAGGATAAGCACGCTATGAAATATGAGACAGGCATTAATAACAGCATTAGAAAAACAATTTGAAGCCGAAATATCGGCAGCAGATGCTTCAATTAAGCTACTTTTGGAAAATTCGGTAGCGGTAAGTGAACATCTTAATCATCAAAAAGAATTAGATTGTTTATTACATAAAATTGCAAGTGCTGAAGAGAAATTATCAGTTTTAAAGGATTATAATATTCCAAAGGCGGAAATGTAATGCCATTTAAATCAGAAAAACAAAGAAGATATTTATGGAAAAAGGAACCAGCTATAGCAAGAAAGTGGACTAAAAAATACGGGAGCAAACCAGTAAAGAAAACAAAAAGGAGAAAAAAATAATGGAAGAACATAATTTTATAGATAAAATAAGAAAAATTATTAAAATGCGACATGACGATGTTGTAGCCGCATTGGCATCAGGTGCTGTTGACAATATGGAAAAATATCAATATATGTTAGGTCAGATACGAACGTATCAATATTTAAGTCAGGAAATATCCAGCCTGCTAAACAAAAAGGAGCAAAAAGACAATGAAGGAACAGTTATCAACATCAACTCA